GATATAACGTAAAAGTCCATATTAATTGTTTAGTTTTTTATGTTCGTATATTTGTTTGATTATACTAAAAAATTTCTCTTGTGGCAAATCCATTTTCATTTTATTTGCATCTTTATGTACCCACTGTACGTTACCTTCTACGTAGCCTTGTTTCGAATCGATGCGATCAAGGGAGGCTGTGCCGACGTCTTTGGAACCGGCTACTCCTATGCCCTTTTCTGAGAAAGTTATAGGGACACCCGATATTGCACACATTCGATTTTGCTGCTCATATAATTCGTAGAGATATTGCGGTTCTACGGACCACTCCTTCTTTCTCTTTGCTGCACTAATTTTATACCTATGTATATCGTTTGCTGGTATGCAACCTGTTTTATTTACCGAACAGCTCTGTAGTCTGCATTTACCACATTGCTTGGATAGTCCCCTTGTGATGTGAGACGTTCTTATGTACTTGGTCGTTCCACATTCGCAAATGCACCTATATTGCCTTTCTAACACTTTTCCATCTTTTCTATACAAGTAAGTGTAGTCGTTCACATCTACAACCATCCACTTTCCAAAGCGTTTGCCTGTCTGGATTCCAGCTTTAGGCTTTTTTGCATAGCAGTTGGGACATTGTTTTGTCACACCTCTGAGGAGGTCCGTTTGTCTTTGTTGTTTTTGATAACCGCAATCACAAATACAATCCACCTTTTGAGCGGTGTGAACTTGTTTTATCGTCCAGTGATTGAATCTATCACCTGCTTGCACTTTAATTGTAGAAATGTCAGCCATACTATAGGTTTTTTATATAAGTATAGCTGACATTCCTCAAAAATCAATTATAGTCTGTTGTTTTCGATGAGAGAAAATAGCTCTGTGCGAGTGCCTAATTCATTGGTAAAAAAGTATCCAGATAATTGAGAGGTCTTCATAACGCTTTCGTGATTCAAACCACGACATCTTACGCAGTTGTGCGTGCTTTCTATGATGACAGCCACTCCACGATTGCCTACACACAACTTATCTACGTGATCGTGAATTTGCTTTGTAAGCGATTCTTGCACTTGAGGTCTACGTGAGTAGTAATCTACAATGCGATTAAGTTTACTAAGTCCTATGACTTGATCGGTACTCTCCTTTCCTGGGATATAAGCTACGTGAGCAAGTCCTAAAAATTGCAAGTTGTGGTGACTGCACATGCTAATGACCGGTATTCTAGTTTGGCATATAAGTCCTGTGTATCCTTGATCATTTGGGAACGACGTAACTACAGGCTCTTCTGATACAGAACCTTTAATCAAATCGTTTATCCAAGCTTTGGCTACTCTTTTTGGAGTGTTTGCACTATGTGGGTCTGCTGCCCAGTCAAACCCTAAGGCATTTAGGAATTGACCATAGTATACTGCAGCCTGCTCAATCATCTGCGCTTTTTCTTCTTCTGTGCGGGGCATATTACCGTTTGCCTTCGTTAGGAGTTGTAACTCTTTCATACTAGTTGTTTATTATTCTTAATTGTTCTTTAAATATACTGTAAATATTCTGACATTCCAACTCGATTGGTTTATTGTCAGCTACTTCGAAAGGCTCTGTGTCCTTTTCAGCTTTACGAGACTCATATCGTCTTTTACGTTCTTCAGTTGGAACTTCAAGCCACACAATCTCTCCAGGATATGCTGCTGATAGTCTTTTTAGAATTGAGGCTTGACGAATACCATCGACAATCAACTCTTGCACACCCATCTCCATATCATAATCAATGCACATTGCTAAGCCATCTAATATATCGTCCTCTAGGTGCATTGAATTTTACAATCTTTCTCGATCGCTGCTTTTTACTACACCTCTAACGATATCCGATACCACTAGTCTTTTGATTTCTGGTTTGTAGGTGCTCTTACCACTGCAGATGCGACCACATAGATAGGTTATCTTCATAACTTAAATATACAAAATAAAATTAAGATTTACAACACTTTAATACCTTTCTCATCAAGGTACGATTGCATCTTGCTGTTCTTTTTGAGCAGACTAACGCCTAATAGATATTGATCTATATTTGGCAGTACACCAGTGGGTAACATGATTAACTCTTCTGCTTCAGCACCGGACCTATCTAAATCTCTATAGGGCTCGTAAGCATAAGGTCTTATTTTATATTTATTGCTTAACTTATCTCCATCTAACACCAAAGCAACTTGAAGCTCCTCTGCTCCTAGATTTGGATCGGTCTTCCATAAATTTTTATTACGAGTGGTTGACACATACTTACCTTTTACGTCCTCATTTCCCCAAGACCCTCTAATAATGTTTGATTGCAGTATGCTTTTGAGTGAATCAAAACTTGTAAAGTGATACAGAGTACCAACTTGTTTTGCTTCTTTAAGCAATCTTTTAAACTTTATCATGCTTATAAATAGTCACTACGCTTCAACTATACCAAAGAATTCATTATCTTCTGACACAGAACAACGACATAGGCCAAAGTAGTTTAGCAAGTCGGTTGCTATGTGCTCGCAACTCATTGCTCCAAAGTTGCAACATCCGTATGCAGGATCGTACCAAGTCTTAGCAACATATTGCTTGATCTTGTGCTTGAGATCGATAAATTCAATATCACGATTACCATGTGATACTTCTGCTCTACAGCTAATGATGAAGGTGTGTCTGTGTAGGTGCTTTAGATACTCTACGTGTGGTAGATTGCAGTCAGGCCAATGATGTAAACCTTCGATGTCTAGTTTTACTTCTATGTATTTTCTCATAACTTAAAGATACAAAAAAAGGCTTACCGAAGCAAGCCTTTTTCAAATTATTTTTTGTTAGCGTTTATTTGCTCTTAAAATAAGACCAAAATTCTTCTACTGTCGCATCTTTATCGAGATCTTGAGGAAAAATTGAGTCTGGACCTTTGAATGTTAGAGGTTTGAGGGTTATTGTTTTAGGCTCAACTTTAGTAATTTGATATTCGTCACCCATGTGATCTAATACTTTAGTACCTGTTCTAGGTAGTCTTTCATTTTCGTTTAATACTTTGCGAACTTCTTCGCGGATTAGTTTTCTAAATTCTGATGCTTTCATTTTTTTTGTTAATGATGTTTCCTATAAATAGTCTCCAGATAGTAAAAGATTACTTTACATCTTTACTTTTCATAACACTAATATACTCTTTATTCTCTTAATTTCCAAATAAAGTTTTGATAATGCTTCATCTGACCATAGCACACCTTTCTAATGTTTATTGCAACACTCTTATAGGACTTTGCCTCTGTCTGATGTATGATGGACTTACCAGCCTCCATTGCATTTCTATGCTCAGCTAATAAATTTCCTTGCATATCAAATTGCTGTATCCAACCACGATGGTTATGGTCAGCTATATTAGACCTTACATCCTGCTCACTATCACAATATCGCCACTGGTATCCGTGCGCTGAGGCTAGTTTTCCGTTCAAAGCTCTCCATATGGGAGTCGATAGCTTTCCTAAAGCAGAGGCAGCTAATGCAATCGTATCGTATCTTTCCACAAACTCTCCACTTTTTGTATACTGGTTAATGGGTCTCCACTTAGCAGTATCACCTCCCTTAGATACATTAAAACCTTTAGTCTGGTTTGTTGCATCTAACTGTTCTATTAACCTTATCTCAGCTTGCTTTAAGTCCTCCTTAGAGCCGTTAATCTCTTCCAACACACTAAACTCAAAATTAGACTCACCGTGCTTATTCCAAGCGTTTTGGAGGTGTTGATTGTGGTGCTTATTGTGCCTCAAATCAAAAATATGCTCACCTTTTCTACGAACGTAATCGGTTGTTAAGCCAATGTACACTTTAGCTGTTCCTACTTGTTTTATACAATAAATAATGCCTACCATATTCATATATAAATATAGCAGGCATTCTTCAAACCCTAGATCTGATCTAGGTTATTTCCTATCGAGCGCACCTAACCATTGGCCATTGTAGGCTTCTGCTTCGTGGTTCTCAAAGATAATCACTTGAGCTACTCGTGCACCTAGCTCTATATCGATTGGTTGAGTTGCAACTAGCACAGCTCCCATCTCCTCAACATAAAACGCCGGATCGTAAACTCCGCTTGTGATAATACCACCACAACGTAAAATACTTGAACGATGTCTAATAAATGCTGTGTGGTTGGCATCCAACTTGATTCCTTGTTCAAAGGTTAATGAGTAGGTTCCTGGTTGTAATTCATATAAGAACTTTTCTGTTGCAGTGAATGTTGGCATCATTTCCGTGTAATCCCCTACTATTGTCTTATCTGATAGCACTACACCACCGTGAATTTGTTTTACTGCTTTAAGAGTTAGGTCGTAACCTACTTGAGCCTTTGCTCCTTTCCCTTTAGTATCGAGAAACTGCTCTACTTGATTTGAATCTAATAACATATTTTATACATTTAAAGTTTTATCCCATGCTGATATGTGAAGTCTTGTCATACCCACAAACTTATATTTCTTGGCCATTTCTAAACAGAATTGCGTTCTCTCGTGAAAGTCAGCTTGATCATCTAATCCAGGCATGCATACTACGTTTTGTAGAGGAATATTGAATGGTTCTACAAAGTCACGGAATAATTCTTTAACGTCTTCTTCATTTGAAATTACAAACTTAAATTGGTAATTAGAATGTTCCATAATACGCTTAATAACTGCAGGAACTATTCGTTGCTTTTCTGTCATGCCTGAGTTGGATAATTTTGGTGAACAGTTGATTTGGTCAATAATTTTAAATAACGGTTCATCAATTACTACAGTGCCATTAGTTTCAATTTCATTGAATGGGTTGATAGCTTCCATTAATCCTGGTTCTTCAATCCAATAATTAAAGAAATTAACAATTGCTTGTTGATGTGTTTTTATAGTAGGTTCACCACCTGTCCAAATGATGTGGATAGTACCGTTCTTAATATCTTCATAGATACCTTGCTCCTTCCATCTATCAATCAGATACTGGAAGTCTTTATTCTCACCTCTCCATAACCATTGAGAAGTTGAGTCGCAAGTCCATGTCGCCTTGCCCTCTAATTCCAAGTCACCTTTGAAGATTTCACCATCCTCCAAGCTCTTTTCCTTTAGTAGCTTGTTTGCGAACATTCTTGACATCCCACAAGTCAGATTGCATGTTGCTAAACGTACAAAGTAAGATGGAACGCCCGTAGACTTGCCTTCTCCTTGAACACTGTAGAAGTCACTTGATATGAGTAACTTGTCTGCTGTTAATTTTGTCATATTATTTATTTTTTAGAATGGTAATTTATCATCTATTGCTGTTTGTGGTCTGAAGTAGCTGTCGAGAAACTCCTTTGGATATTTAAGAATATCTCCTTTGTACTTAGAATTCTCTACATAGTGGGATGTGATTTTCGCATTTGCCTTTCCAGCTGCTTCTGCAACTGCTTTTCCTAGCTCAGGTCCTGCTGCACGTCCTAAATACTCATACAAGGACATCATTTCATTATTCTCCATAACTTGCACTATTTTTTTCATGTTCATAAACTTCTACTTTTGTGGCTCGAACACGGCCGTTGGTTTCTTCTTTTAAGAAGGTATTGATCTTTTCAAATAAAAATTCCGCAAAGCGCTCACAACCTACTGCTGGTAATATTCTAAGCTGGATAATACCATCTCTATCCATCTGTTTAAATTGTTCTAAGTAAGGATCATCCTCCGCTACAAT